CCCCAGATAATTCAGTGGGCAAAGATGGCGATATTTACATAAAAATTGAAGAATAGCGAGGTGAAGAAACATGGCAGCACCTAGCGGAACTGTTTGGAGTACGCCCTCGACTGGTACAGCCTACCAAGGTCGAATTGGTCTATATGTCACAACTTCCAGCAGTGAAACACAAACAACTGTAAAAGTTCAGATTTGGTATTGGTCACAATATAGTTGTTCAGATGCATCAAATACATTTTACTTTAATTGGCAAAGTCAGAGCGCAACATCGAGCATCGGATCAAAAAACATCAACACGACCTCTAATCAATCGTGGAGCACCGCAAACCAAATTAAAATTGCCGAGTATTCGAAAACATACAATCGAGGAAAATCAAGTCAGACATATTATTGCGCAACAAAATTTACTGGCATCGAGTATGGCGGTGGAAATTCCTATACGGTATACACCTCATATACAATTCCAGCAAAAAAGAGTTATCTGGTATCCTATAGCGCAAACGGTGGAACAGGTGCACCGACGAATCAGACAAAATGGTATAACGAAGCACTTTTACTCAGTGGGACAATCCCGACACGAAAAGGGTACGTTTTTCAAGGGTGGGCAACTTCTCCTACAAGTAAGAACGTAGAATATACACCGGGTGCCACTTACTATGCGAATGCAGAACTTAAACTTTATGCGGTGTGGAAAAACGCATCGGATATTGATATCAAGGTAAATGGCACATATAAAGCTGGAAAAGCGTATGTTAAAATCAACGGCGTATATAAAGAGGGTACGACTTATGTCCGGGTAAATGGTGTGTATAAAAAAGGGACCGGTGATTGATTATGAGAAATATAATCACAATAAATCTGGATGAGAATTTGCGATGTGATTGCCTTGCGAACGTGGACGAGGGTGGAAATACAATTGAACTAGAGCTGGTCCACATTTCATGGAATAATCCCGTCATACATTTCACTCTAACTAACGGGGTCAGTGCAACATCGACAGATTATGAGATCGATGGAAGCTTGCAACGGAGCTTATACTACACTATCCCAGAAGAATATTGGAACGCCGATGGAGAGCTTTCACTTTGGGTAACGGACGGAAGTTTTACAAGCGGAACAATTCATTTCACTTGTAACAAAGCAAAAACAGGTGAGCGGGTTACAGTAAAAGCAAACGGGACAGCTTATACAGTGAGCGTCTATGTACCAGGAAATTTGTCGTTGATCAATATGATCTATCCGATAGGAAGCGTTATAGAAAATGCAAATGCAAACTTCAACCCGAATACCGCTTTTCCGGGGACCACTTGGGAACGGATCAAGGGGAAAGTGCTTGTCGGTGTGGATGAAGATGACGCAGATTTTGAAACGGCAGGAAAAACCGGAGGAGAGAAAACCCATACCCTTGCAAAAACAGAAGTTCCGAATGCAAAGGGAAACATCACATTTCATGGAGCAGGATCTGGAGGTACAGCAGTACAAGGAACAAGCGGCATATGCTCAAATGGAACATCTGTGAACGGGTATTCCTACCAAAAGCAGACCGGGGCGTGGTCGGTTGGACGTGTTGATTTTAATCTCGGCTTTGGCAATGGTGCTCATAATAACTTACAGCCTTATGAGACGGTCTACATTTGGAAAAGGACGGCGTGACATGGAGAGAAAAGAAGAACTTTTGAAAGTGATTGAACATGATCCCGCTCTTGTGCCGATGGTTGATGAGGTTGTTTTTTTGGAAGGTCGACTAGAAGAATTGAAAAAACTGCCGTTCATCAAAATTCATCCAAGAGACCCGACAAAGCAAAAAGTGACACCAGCACAAAAACAATACAAAGAACTTTTGCAACAATATGTAAACATTATTCGCGTGTTGATTCGGGCAACCGGAACGGATGAAGCAGACGAAGAGTCACCGCTCAGAAGATGGGTGAAGCAACACATTGAGGAATGAGGTGTAAACATGGATACTACTACAAAAAGATTGGTAGAAATTTGTAACTACCTGGGATTAACTACTGAGGTTTCACATGCAGACCGGACAATTCCAGATATTCTATGTGTAATGACAAAGGGCGTTCAGAAACTTGAGCAAGCCCGTCATACACACGAAAATCTAAACACATTATCTGCAATCACCGGGCTGGCATTTTATGAGAATGATGAACTGACATATGTTGATCGAAGCGATTTAATAACGGTTGATGTATTGGAGGGCATGATGGCCAAAGCGATGGTGCAAGTTCAGCAAATGATACAAGAGGCTCTAGGTAACAATACTTGAGGTGATGTGAAACAGCATGTTGATTCGGAATAAAACCATTTGGACGCCGGACAATTCTTACTTGTTGGAATACAGGGAAAGGGCTGGAACCGGGGAAATCATCATAGGGCAAGAGTTGTGGATAGAGCTGGACAACCTTGCGGAAGATTTTAAAAATGATCGGTACTATTACAACACGGATGCGGCAAGATTGAGAATGGATTTTATGGAAAACTGCATTCGATTAACGAAATCACCATATTACAATCAACCAATGAAGCTAATGCTCTGGCAGAAAGCATGGATTGAAGCCTTTTACTCTTTCAAAATGTCAGATACTACTCTTGATAGATTCAAGAAAACAATTCTTTTGATTGCCAGAAAGAATACAAAAAGCGAGACCTCATCGGCTCTTGCAAATAGTGAATTCATTGTAGGAAATGAAGGTGCTGATATTTGCTGCTCATCAAACGACGATGCTCAGTGCGGCTTGGTTTATGATGCGATAGATATGATGCGGAGGCTTTATGATCCAAAAGATCAAGATACAAAGCGAAACCAATCTTTCATCTTGAATAAGATTACAAATACGAAGGTTTTTAAAATGTCAGACCGAACTAAAAATAAGGAAGGCCGAAACATTGATTTTGCCATTGTAGATGAAACTCATGAAATGAAAGAAAACATTATTGGTAAGTCAATAGAACAGTCTCAAAGTTTGAAAGACAATCCTAAATTTATCAATATCACAACCGAGGGATTCGTGGTCGATGGGTATCTGGACGATGAGTTGAAAAAAGCAAGGAAAGTGATCTCCAAAGAAGATGACGGGCTAGCTGGAGAGCGGTTGCTACCATGGCTTTATACTCAAGATTCAGAGCAAGAAGTCTGGGTCGGAAATCGTCATAACCGTCTATGGGAGAAATCTAACCCTACTCTCGGAATGGTTAAAAAGTGGGAGTATCTTGAAGAACAAGTAGACGTTGCAAAAACTTCAAAGGCTGATCGTATTTTTGTTTTGTCAAAAGATTTTAATATTAAACAAAATGGAGCGGAAGCGTGGCTCAATCTTGAGGATTATGATTATGAAGCTATTTACGATTTAGAAGAGTTTCGGAATGCAAAGTGCCTTGGGGCTGTCGACTTATCGGAGACTACTGATTTGACTGCTGCAAAAATTCTAATAATGAAACCGGGTGACTCGACAAAGTATATCTATCAGCATTATTTTATTCCAGAAAGCAAACTGGAAGATTCAGACGACTGGAATGCAGGTGCCAGATATAAAGAATGGGCAAAAGATGGTCTTCTTACAATTACAGAAGGAAATGACATTGATCTCGCAGTAGTTGGCGATTGGTTTTATAAGCTTTATACAGAATATAACATCAGACTCTGGAAATGCGGTTACGACCAACGTTTTGCAAAAGACTGGATTACTCGCATGGATTTCTATGGTTGGCAAAGAACTGGTGATGATGATTCTGATTTAATTATGATTTTGCAGAATGCACAGACACTTTCTAATGCAATCAAACTTTGCGAGGCAGATTTAAAACATCAATTGGTGAACTATAATATGAATAAAATTGACCAATGGTGTTTGAAAAATGCAGGAATCAAGGTTGATGATAAAGGACAATGCCTTTTGATAAAACAAGAAACGCCGAAGCGAATTGATGGTGCGGTGTGTTTGACGATCCTATATGAAATGTATCGAAGGTATCGAACAGAATACACGCAAATGATAGGGGGATGATTATGAACATTTATTCAACTTCTGTTTCAGGAGCATCTATGATACTAGGGAATGACGGTCTTTGGTATGGTATGATCGCAGCCACGAAGCATGGACTGGGAACAGACGTGTATATTGTCAAGGCAGTCCATAAAGACGATACAGATATTTCTCTGGAAAATGTTTTATGTGCATATAAAGTGGATTCTAGTGGAAATGTGTATATTTTTGTAGACGAGCCTGTTTCTATTCGTGTAACACTTGCAAACACATCGGTGAGCAATTCAGCATTAGGAGAAGGTGACGATTATGCAGACGCTTAAATTGGGGCAGACCATTCGAGATATTGTAGCAAAAATCAATTCAAATTTTACGGAATTGAACAATAGAAAATCTTACAAAGTTTTGTATAACAGCTCCGTCAATATTCCAGCAAAGGACGGTGGTACATCCACGACAATTACGCTGACAGATAACCCGGCAAATTATGATGGGATCATCTTACAGCTAGACGATTGTTCTGCATATGAGTATTTTGGACCATTAACGGCGGGCAAAGTGTTAAAGCCAATACATAATCAATTCGACATGACCGCTGAAATGGCTGGCTGGAATATGTTTGGTTATAATTGTGAAATCCTGAGCAACAAAAGATTGAAACTGAGCGGATTTATTTTTTCTGGAAGTCCTTATGATAAGGACCCGGCACTTGATATTTACTTACTCAGGTATAACGATAGATATTCCGTGAAACCGCTCAAAAAAGTTATCGGTATCAAATTTAATTAACATATTCAAGGAGGTATATCATGGCACGACAGACTATTAAACTGGGGGAACTTGTAAAAACAGCATGGCAGAAGGTTAATGCAAACTTCGAAGAACTGTATCAGTCCATTGCAAACAAAGTCGATAAAGTGGCAGGAAAAGAATTGTCATCCAATGACTATACTGACGCTGAAAAGACAAAGCTCAGCGGCATCGCTGCGAGCGCGCAGGTTAACGTGATCGAAACAGTGAAGGTAAATGGCACAGCTCTTACGCCATCTAACAAAGCCGTTAATATTGACTTGTCTGGCAAAGTAGACAAAGTGAGCGGTAAGGGGCTTTCTACTAACGATTTCACAGATGCATACAAGACAAAAATTGACGGGGCAGCATCGGTAGTTAAAAAGACATTCTCTGCATCTAGCTGGGGTACTGTTGGAAGTGACGGATATTACAGTCAGAGTATTGCTGCAGCTGGTAAATATCCGGTAAAAGTGATGCGCAATGAAAACGGCGTATATACGGAAGCACTGGTACAGGCGGCTGTAAGTGGTAACAACGTAGTGCTTACCGCAGAAGAAACATTCGAAGGATACCTGATTGTGATTTAAGGAGGTTTAACAGGTGGGATGGCTTGACAAATTAAAACGAAAACCGCCCGCATCGCAAAAATGGGCGCAAACTTTGAACGGTTATAGTCCAATTTTTTCGCAGTTTGGCACAGATATTTATGCGTCGGACGTGGTGCAACAGGCGGTTAAATGCATCGTGGATGAGATGAAAAAGCTGAATCCCACCCACGTGCGATACAAAGAGAATGATCCGGTACCCATAAACGGGAATATTCAAACAGTCTTAAATAACCCAAATCCGCTTATGACAACAAGCGAATTCCTGGAGAAAATTACATGGTTGCTACTCTTAAATTATAATGCTTTTATTCTTCCGACCTATTATGTGTGGACAGACGAAAACGGGATTGAGCAGCGAAGATATGAGGGGCTGTATCCCTTGAAACCTACTCAGGTTGATTTTATTGAGGATGGAGCTGGGCGGTTATATGTCAAAATGTTTTTCGAAAACAATTTTGAAACAACCATCGCTTACGACAACATCATTCACTTGCGGTATAACTACTCGGTCAATGAGTATATGGGCGGTGATGTGTCTGGACAACCTGATCACGGTGCATTGCTCCAAACCTTACAGCTCAACCAAACGCTATTACAAGGCATTGCAAAGGCAATGAAAGCTAGTTATGCGGTCAACGGTGTGGTGAAGTACAATACTATGATGGATGACGGTAAAACAGAAGCCGCATTGAAGGAACTGGAACAAAAGCTGAATAATTCAGAAAGTGGATTTTTACCGCTGGACCTGAAAGCAGAATTTACACCACTTGAGAAAAAAGTCGCACTGGTAGATGAACTCACATTGAAATTTATAGATGAGAAAATCTTGAGGAATTGGGGTGTTCCATTGTCAATCTTGACAGGAGATTACACCAAGGCACAATATGAAGCTTTTTATCAAAAAACCTTAGAACCGCTCATCATATCCATTTCACAGGCATTCACGAAAAAACTTTTCACTGATCGGGAACGATCTTTTGGGAATGTAATCAAACTCTATCCGAAAGACTTGATTTTCATG